GCGCGGCGTCTCAATCTTCAGCGTCGTCTTTGCGGCTGCCATCGACGATGACCCTTTCGATGCGCGCGAAGAGCGGCGAGCCGTCGGGGCCGGAGTGCTCGAGCTTCTGCGTCTCGCTCCAGCGGCCCTGCGTCTTGAGGAAGAAGATGGCGCTCGTGGTGTCGCCTGCGCGGGCTTTCTGAATGAGGCCCTGAGCGATGTGAGCGATCGCTTTCGACTTCCCTCTTTTGTAATGTTCGAGAATCTCCGGGTCTTTCTCCGCGAGAGCGTAAAACGTCGTGCGACCGATGCCGAAGTAGTCCGCGAGCTGCTCGATGGAAAGGAACGCCGCGAGCGTCTCGATCTCGCCGCGTTGCTTCTCGGTCAGCACCTTCGCCGGGCGTCCTGCTTTGCCGTTGGCCATCAGCTCACCTCGTCGAAAAGCTTACCATCGGATTCGCGCGTCGCCTGCTTGCCCGTGAACTCCTGCCAGCGCTTCACGATCACGTCGACGTAGCGCGGGTCGAGTTCCATCATGCGGGCGATGCGGCCCGTCTTCTCGCAGGCGATCAGCGTGCTGCCGCTGCCGCCGAACGGATCAAGTGCCACGTCGCCGCGGGCGCTGCTGTTGCCGATGCAGTATTCGACGAGCTCGACGGGCTTCATCGTCGGGTGCACGCCGTTGCGCGCGGGCTTGTCGAAGCTGAGCGTCGACGACTGTTTGCGGTCCCCGGTCCACTTGTGCGCCGCGCCAGGCTTCCAGCCGTAAAAGATGGCCTCGTGCTGGTAGTGGTAATCCGAGCGCCCGAGCACAAACGTAGACTTGACCCATGCGAGCGTGTGACGCCACACGTCGAGGTCTTTTAGGACCGTGCCGAAGCAGTGGAATAGCGGCCCCGGCGGGGCCGCTACATACCAAGCAGCGCCATCCTTGCAGGCTGCGAACGCAGCACCGAGGGATGCGCGAAGGAAGTCGGTGAGCTCGGCGTCGTCTAGGTTGTCATTGACAATACCGTGAGCTTCGCGCGGTCGCTTCTTCCCGCCATCCCATTCGCGCAGGAAATCCGTGGATTGCTTTACGCCATACGGCGGGTCCGTCCACACGCAATCCGCCTTGCCGCCAGCCATCAGCGTCTCGACCGCATCGATGCTCGTCGAGTCCCCACACATGACCCGATGCTTCCCGAGCAGCCACACGTCGCCGAGCACGGAGCGCGGCGTCGGCGGGACCTCGGGCACCTCGTCGGGGTCGGTCTTGCCCTCGGGCAGAACCTCGGGCGTCAGCGCGGCGAGCTCGTCGCCGTCAAACCCCGTCAGCTCCAAATCAAACCCAAGCTCCCCAAGCTCGCCGAGTTCGAGCGAGAGCATCTCGGCGTCCCACCCGGCGTTCAGGGCCAGCTTGTTGTCGGCGATGACGTAGGCCCGGCGCTTCGCGTCGCTCCATCCACGAGCAACGACGACGGGCACCTCGACCATGCCGAGCTGGCGCGCTGCGAGCACGCGCCCGTGACCCGCGATGATGCCGCCGTCTTCGTCGACGAGAACCGGCGTCGTCCACCCCCACTCGCGAATCGACGCCGCGAGCTGCGCCACCTGTTCGTCCGAGTGCGTGCGGGAGTTGCGCGCGTACGGCGTGAGCTTGTCGAGCGACCAGCGCTCGACCTCATCCGCCGGATTACTTTTCCCCACCTTTGATTCTGTCTTCTTCATGCTGCCTGCCTTCTGCGTCAAAACTCGTAGCAGGTATCCGTATCGCCCGCATCTCGACGTAACGGCGTAACCCCTTCTAAAGAAGGGGGTTACGTTACGTTACGCCATTCGGTGCCTTGCCAACGTAACGAATTACCTGAAAGTTACGTTCCGTTACCATCGTTACCCATCACTTTCTTGACGCAATGCGCAACGCATTTGCGTGCTCGCCATCGACCATCTTCCACCCGTGTTCGTGCGCTTCGATAGCCCCGCCTTCGAGGAGCTGCTGAACGAACTTCCCCCCGTTCGGCTTCACCGTCTGCTTTGCGGAGCTTTCGCGCATCCCGTTCTCGACGAGGTAGGCGACGGCAGCGGATCGCGAGAGGTACGGAAGACCGTCTCGGAATTCCGCACCAGCGGCCCACCACGCGGCCTCGTAGGTTCGCCGCGCCTTGTCGGCTTGGCTCGGCTTCTTCGCGCGTCCCTGAGCCGGTTGCGCGTCGGCGTCGCGCACGAACACCGCCCCCTTGATCTCCTCGCCGTCTTCGTCGACCCACCCGAGCGCGACGGGCTCGAGGCGCCCGAACATCGGCGACGGCGGTTCGGCGTCCTTCATCTTTACGCAGGAGAGCTCGATCGCGCCGTCGTCGGCCTTCGAGACCATGATGGAAGCGTCGAGGCTGGCTTTAAACGCAGAGCTGCCACGCGCGCGCCCCTTCGCCCCCTCGCCGTGCCCGACGTGATGGTTGAGCACGACCGCCGAGCGAAGTGCAGATGCGACCACGTTGGCCGCGTTGAAGAAGTTGCGAACATCGCGCGCTGCGTTCTCGTCGCCGGACATGTGATTGTTCACCGTGTCGATGACGACGACGACCGAATCGGCGTCGGTGAGTTCGCGCACCGCTGCGATGATCTGCGCCGCAGCAGAGGCCGAGTCGAGGTCGATGCCCTTGTTTGAGATGAGCAGGTTGTCGAGGCTCTCGACGCCGTGATGACGGCACCACGCGGCGACGCGTTGCCGGATGCCGTAGTTGCCTTCGCCTGCGAGATAGACGACGACGCCGGGCTTCGTGCGCTGGCCCATCCATTCGCGCCCCGCTGCGATGCTGCACGCGATGTCGAGCGTGACGAAGGTCTTTCCCGCGCCGGATTCGCCGAAGACCATCGTCGTGCCGGAAGCGGGGATCCACCTCTTCACCGCCCACTCGAGCGGCGCAGGCTGCGAGAGGAAGCTCGTCGCGCGGGAAAAGAAGTACTCGCTCGGCGCTTTCGCTTCGACGAGCGCGAGGATGTCGCGGGCGATGTCGTCGCCGAGCGCAGCGTTCGCGGCCACGTCGTGCTCGACCTCGTACCGCGACGCCGAGTGCACGAGCTGGCGAAGCTCCGAGGCCGGGAGCGGAACGTCGCAACGCGTTTCGTTCGTTACGCTGAGCGCGGCGAGGATCTCGGCCTCGCCCATGCCGTATCGGCGCATGACGCCTGCGAGGGAGTGCAGACCGTTGTTCCGGTTGCCCGTGATGAGCGAGCCGTCTCCCGTCAGCGCCACCGGCTGACGCCGCTTCGCCTCGATGCCTTCGAGCCAGCGCGATGGGATGCCCATCGGCGCCACGCCCTCGAACGGGTCCGAGCTGAGTTCCCATCGGTACTCGCGCCCCTCGATGCGGCTCGGGAACGCGACGAAGTAACGGCCGTCGGAAAGAAGGTCGATGCCGTCGCGCAGCTTGCAGCTCTTCACGCCTTCGACGTAGGCGGCGAGGTAGTGCTGGCCACCGCCTGCCGTGAGCTGCACCGCGCCGTCAGGCTGCGCGCCTCGCTCGTCCGTCCACGCGGACCAGCTATCGTCACCACCGTTGCGCGGGTCGATGTCGAAGACGACGAGCCCTGAGGCCGCGCCGCAGGCGATGCCCACGTTCCGGTCGTCGTGCCCCTCGAACCATCGGCGGATCGTCGCCTCGTCCGTCGTCGCGTCGTTTACCCCGTGCTGCGTCGCCGGGAGCTTCCCGTTCGGCACGATGGGGAGCACCGGCCAGCCCCAGCTTGCGTAGGCGAGGGCCGCTTCGAGCGGGGTCACTTGCGGGCCTCGAGGTAGTTCGAGAGAGCGACGAGCGTCGCGTGCTTCGGGTTCGCGTTCGCCCCGCTCCTGATGCGCGCGATCGAGTTGACGTGAAGCCCCGTCGCCTCGGCCACGATGTCGAGCCTCCGGTCGGCGAGCCGTTCCTTGATTTCTTCGAGCGTCAGCATGGTTCGAGTCTCCTGCGGCGCATCCTACCACTGTTCGCAGTCTACAGCGCAAGAAATAAAAAACGCACGTCGATGTCGATTGTCTTCGACAACCGGAACGCACTCGCGTACAAACAACACATCGCCCAAACGGAATCACCCGACCGAGGCGATGAGGAACGAAACGATGATTCTCGAATCCGCCCCCGCCGAACTCTTCTCCGCTCGCGTTGCCGCCATCGCTGCCGCTCGTGATGCGCGCTGCGCTGCTGGTGAGGCGGTCGCCAACCGCAAGGACGACTCCAACATCGCGCAGCTCATGAAGGCGTTTTACGACGCCGCCGAGGCCGAGTGCGCGGCCCGCGGCATCAAGTTCGACCGCGGCGCCTACTGAGGCGCACCCGGCACCGCCCATGAGGGAACGCGGGGCTCGATGCCCCGCCGGTGCACCCCGTCAACCGGATTCCCCGACCGACGGAGAAAGCAGAACAGGCCAAATGGCAATCAGCATCAAACGCACCCGCGAAGCGCACGCGAACGGGGTCAAGCTCCTCGTCTTCGGCGCGGCTGGCGCAGGCAAGACGAGTCTCATCCGCACGCTTCCGAACCCCATCATCATCAGCGCGGAGGCCGGTCTCCTCTCGCTCGTCGGCGAAGACCTGCCGTACGTCGAGGTGAGCAACATGACGGAGCTCAAGGACGCCTACGCGTGGCTTGCAGGCTCTGACGAAGCTCGCGGCTTCGAGTCGGTCGCCGTCGACTCGATCTCGGAGATCGCCGAGGTCGTCCTGAACTACGAGAAGAAGATCGCGAAGGATCCGCGCCAAGCCTACGGCGCGATGCAGGAGCAGATGACGGACCTGATCCGCGCCTTCCGCGACCTGCCCGGCCGCCACGTCTACATGAGCGCGAAGCTCGAGAAGAGCACCGACGAGATGGGCAAGGTCTTCTACGCGCCGAGCATGCCCGGCAACAAGACGGGTCAGCAATTGCCGTATTTCTTCGACGAGGTGCTCGCGCTCCGCGTTGAGAAGGACGCCGACGGCGTGCCGCAACGCGCCCTCATGGCGCACCCCGACGGGCTCTGGACGGCGAAGGATCGGAGCGGACGCCTCGACGCCTGGGAAGCGCCGGACCTCGGCGCCGTCATCCGCAAGATCGGCGGTGCGCAGTGAGCCGCGAACTCGACGAACTCTCCGCCCAGTGGTGCGACGCGAAGGCCGACGAAGCGATTGCGGTCGCCCGTCGCCGCACCATCGAAGACCGCCTCGTCGAGCTCCTCGCGCTCGAAGAGGGCAAGGAAGGCACGACGAACGCGAAGACCGAGACGGGCTACGCGATCAAGGTCGTGGGCCGCATGAACCGCAAGGTCGACGCCGAGCGCCTTCAGGAACTCGCCGCAGAGCACGGCCTATCCGAACACCTCGGCAGCCTCTTCCGCTGGTCGGCGGACATCAACGCAAGCGCCTGGAAAGCCGCCGCACCGACCATCACCGCGCCGCTCCTCGGCGCCATCACCACGACGCCCGGGCGACCGAGCTTTTCCATCACCTCTCCCACCAAGAAAGACTCCTGT